CTAGCATCCCTTTCATGGGCCGGATAACTGGCTATGATTTTTTCACGCTGTTCTGGAGTAAAATGCTCTGCATCTTCAATGGTCATCCGAGTAACGCCTCGACTCATTCCATTTCCTCCTTTTCTTCCTCACTCAAAAACATCCTCACCACTTCAGACATTCCCAGCAATGGAGTTATCGTGAGAAAAACCGGACCCAGCGTAGCATTGGTACGGGTCAGTCCCTCTATATAAATGTCCAAAGGCGGCTCCTCGTCATACCAGACAAAATCAAGTGTTTCTGTTTGCCATTTCTTTCTGCCCTGCTCATAAGCTTTGAACCCAAGGTAACTATTTCCTCCGGTAACGTGCTTTACAACGGCGGTTGAAAGCGCATCAGAAATCCCTGATGCCCTGTTTGTATCAACAATGCAATCACCGGGGATCGTGCCGGTTCCCCATTCCCAATCTTGTTCAGGCGGACCAATGAGTATTCTTTGCGGTCCATCTCTGGTCAATTCAGAAGTAACATTGGAAACCCAACCGCGCACTGGCCTTGTGAATCGAATCCCGGGCCACCAGTCGGGATAAAGCCCGGTCAAGTGCATCGCCACTTCCATTCCACCGGCCAGCGTCTTACCTAACTGATTCCCCGCCATGAACAACCGCTCTCGGTTCACTAGACCATCAGCATGGAACTCTTTCTGTTTAGTGTACGGTCGGTACGTCTTTAGTTGGTTCCGTTCCGTCCGACGCTTTTGCTCCCGGACCATATCCAAGAGATTTTGTTTCCTCTCTAATACGCTGGTCGAGTTGTTCATCAGATAATTCATTAAATTGTCCAGGTCTGCCGGTCTCTCGGCGCTCAATAAACATACCAAGATGCTTGCCGATACTATCTAAGGCGCCTCTTTTATCAATCAGCTTTATCTTAGTGGTGCTACCCATCACTTCTTTACTCTCATCCTTGGAGTCTTTGCTGGTTTCCCATTCAGCGTGATAATCCAATCCGCCGACGGCCCTCGCTGTGTCCTCATCCAAATCAGCAACAGGGATTAACTTCCCCTTTGAATCAAAGAATTTACGTGGATCAACAAAGGCAATTCTTCCTAACTCCTGCAAAACCCTGTCCTGCGTAATTTGAGTACGGGCTGAGCGCCTCTCCATAGCCTCCTGGATGGCTTCCTGGATATGAGGCTTTGTTAAGTTTTCATATCCCTGGTCTTTTGCAAATGTTTTTTTGTATCCCGCCCTAATCGCGGCTTGAGTCGCATTCAGGTCAACCAGGTATTCCTCAATAAACCGTTTCTGTTTTGGCCTTAATTTTGTCATTCCCATGTCGCTTATTCTCCTTCATCCGCAAAGAACTTCTCGTTCTTATATCTGTCTTCCACGCACCAATTTTGTTCAGCGTCGAATAAATCCTCTTCGCTGATTAAGTTTCTAAAATCAGGGCGGAGCAGGGAGCCGTCCTTGTGCCGTTCCCGCGCATAAAGACCGAACGTGGTTTTCATATTGTTAAGGAGTGAATGGCTAAGCCTTTTAACTTTTCCTTCCAGGGCGTATCAAGAGATACGATAATTGAGAAGGATCAGATACCGCAAGCCATTGAATTTCTACAAGACGCTCTTCGTAAATTTGAAGATCAATCTCCAAAGCATTAGTCATGACTTTCCCTTGTTTTTTGGCTTTTTAGGTTTGGTAGCCATGCGGTTAAGAGTTTCATTAAACAGCTTTTCGTCACCCTTTGACGGATGCTCTTTACCAAACTGCTTTAACTGGTCTGCTTTACGGGCCTCTTCGAGGCTTAGATATTTTCCACGGGCCATATTTTTTTCTTAAATATTTTGAGTAACATTACTCCATCGTATTCCTGGGATTCCATTTTCAACTGCCGATACTACTGGCTCTGGAACCAAAATTGTAGCGTTTGTCATCATACCACCCATTATAGTTATAGAATCAAAACAAATAACATTTACAAAAACTGATCGATCAGGAACCCGCATAAAATCACAACCTATGAATTCGCAATTTTGGATATTAGGTTTTTTAAAAAACAAAACACACGGCCCCAGCAAAGTGCAATTTATGAATGACTTTTGTTCTTTTATTGGCTTTAATATTGGTGGCCTAAAATCTTCGATTTTTATCGTCTGCTTTTGAAATACGTCTTCCAATGGATTAATTGAGCTGGGCTCCTCGGACCGGACAATGTTGTATTTGGCTTCTGAACACCACAAATAAAATTTAGCTCCTCCGGCGCATATCCAAACTACAGCCAAAACGCCAAAAAGAAAGGCAACCCCCCACGAAAAAGGCGCAAATTGATTCATCCATTCAGTTGCACTAGCCATCCACACCAAGATGCCTCCTGTCATAACAGCCCCCAACAACATTTTGAAACGCCAAACCCAACCACCCCAAGAAACGATTCTTTTAACGATATCCATTCTTTTTTCTTGAGCCATAACCCACCCCTCCAAATAGTTTCGGAATGGGCCAGATTATACCCTATATCTCGTATATCAACCATTTCAACAACTTGTATCACTATTACACATTCACCCTATACTTACGTGAATGGGATAAACGCGAAAAGTTTTTAGCTATTTCGTGGCAATTCATAAGTCTTTGTACCGTCCCGTTGAATACTCATAATGCAACTTCGCCAAACCTAATTGCCCTAAATGCTTTTTCCTGATTTTCTGAATATGTACTTGGGTTTCAAAGCTTTGCTTCTCTGGGTCCAGGTCACGCCATACCGTGATGCAGTTATCAGCTTTGTTCCGCCAGTGCGCCGACCCGCTGATATCGTAAGGACTCGGCACGGGATATTGACCACTGTTTTTTTCTTTAATAAGTTTTGTTGGATGCGCGACAATCCAAGCATGGCAATGGTGATTCCTTGCGAACCTACGAATTTTGGTAAGGCTATCAGAAATATATTCTGTTTCGTTCATTGCAGATGGACGGCTGTGATCTATCTCGTTCCAAGGGTCTAGTACAAGGCCACGGATGCCCCGGCGGTAAACCAGAACCCGCGCTAATTTTAAAATGCTATCAACGGTCAAATTATCTTCATCGGGCATGATGAAACTGAAATGCTTGTCAAGCCAAGCCTGGGCGGGTTCCAGTTGTTCCAAACTCATTCGATTTTTAAACCCATCTCCAAAAGGCAGAGCTAAGTGTTTTTCGATCAACTTGGCGGCGTGTTGTTCCAGCGGGTAATTTTCGGGTGAGAAAACCCCAAAATTCCAACCTTCATTTTCTGCCAGATTCACTATGACCGCGTCCAACCATTCGGATTTCCCGTGTGATGGGATGCCCGTTAATATATGTAGCTCCCCACTTTCCGCGCTCAGTCGGTAAAGACGGTCCACACAAGGCCACCCTATCTCAATCCCGGATTGCAAACCGTTCTCATATAGGTTTTTCAGATCCAATTCCCGAACCTCTACCAAGCCTTTCACCGGATAAGGAATCGCGTTCTTGATACATTCCGCTAGTGTTTCCGGGCCATGATTCACCAGAACATCGTTTGCGTCTTTGCATCCGGGCGGCCACTCGACACGGGAACAACGCTCAGGCCCTAACCGCCGCGCTAATTCTGATTCCAGCTTTTTACCGGGCGGGTCATTGTCCACCGCTAGAATAAAATGCTTCACCTGGTCCAAGCGTTCCTTGGAATTGCAGAGAAAATCAAATTTTGAGGAATATTCTTTTGCGTCTGCCTTGGGTGCGCCTTCGGGAACCGATATCGTGTTTTTAAACCCCGACACCTCACATGAAAGCGCGTCAATTTCGCCTTCCGTGATAACGGTCTGGGCATCGGTGATATCATCAAATTTATAAAAGATTTTTTCGGCACCTGTGGTTTGCCAGTATTTCTTTGGAACGTCGCCTTTGGCTGGGATATAGTTTTTAATATTGATGCACTCACCATCCCGGTAAAGCGGAAACAGAATTACTCCATTTTTAGAGCAAATTCGGTTTCGCTGGAAAACAGTTGGCGGTATTTTTCGCTCCTCGACTAGAAAAAGATAAACTTCTTCCTCAAGGTCAGGTTTAAAGGTAAAATCCGGCTTTTTGTACGCCTTCTGTTTCGGCAGTCTGTAATCACTATTATTGTTCTTCAAAAAATCAGTCCATCCACAATCGGGATGTTGGCATATCCAAACACCCTTTTCGATATTCACGCTCAGACATTTGGCGGTTTTCTTCTTACGCCCAGCAGAACATTTTGGGCAAGTTGTATTTTGCTCACCGTTCCCAGATACTTCAATTCCGTAATCTGAAAAAGTTTCCATCAGTACACAAACCCCCTTTCGGGTTCTTTTTTCTTGAGTCGAATGGCATCAATTTTCTTCGGTAACAATTCCACCGGATACCCCCGCTCAGTCAAATAATCATCGGCAAGAGATAGATATTCTGGAATTAATTCCTTGAGTTCGTTGATGGTGATTCCATCCTTCTCCAAAAGCCGCTTGAAGGTTGCTCCAGCGGCACCGTTGATGGCCGGTTTGAACCCATGAGCCCGCAAATATTCGTTATGGAAAAAATCGACAGCAACCTTGATATCTGGGTTGGTTTTTTTATCCGCCTTTGGGTTTAAATCAGAAGACTTTTGAGAGAGATTCTTCTCTCTTTTCTTTTTATCTTTTAAGAAGGGCTTGGAAGTATCAGTTTTTAAAGGCGTTACGGAATTCGGTCCCGACAATTTTTGCGGAGTTTCCGCCACTTTTGTCGGGATGGAGTTTTCTTGTCCCGACAATTCTGACGGTATCAGTCCCGACATATTTGACGGGATGTGACCGTTGCGAATCAGGCGGAAATTTTGTATTTCGATACTCATTGGATTCTTCCCTGAAACCACTACGTAGCCCTCTACCTTGAGTCGACGCATCCACCTCTCAAGATTTCTGATGGGGATGCCCGTTTTTTCAGCAAGGGCGGGATAGGTGACTTCAACCTTCCCGGTTTTATTCGTCCGGGAGA